AGACGAGTCAGGTGTTGGCATGTTCGCAAATTAAAATAAAACAATATGGCAGGAACAACACTCTCGACTACGGGTTCAGCAACAGCAGGACCGAAGTCAACACTACAAGATTATTTTGATAAAAAATTACTAGAGCAAACGCTAAAGACAATTGTCTTGGATCAGTTTGCTTACAAAGCACCTCTCCCAGCAAAAGCTGGTCATAAGGCAGTACGGTTCTTCCGTTACCCGGAAGCAGCAACTACTGATGTGCAATCATTAACTGAAGGTACAGCAGTTACACTTGGTAACTCCAAGCAATTGTCAATGGAAACTGTGGACGTAAGTCTAGCTCAATTTGGACAGACAGTTACAATTTCTGACTTATTGAGCAATGTGGAATTGTTCAACACAATGGAGCAAGCAACTGTCCAAAATGGACAAGATGCAGCACTAAAAGTTGACGAATTACTACGCAACACACTTGGTGATTCTTCTGCAACTCAAGCACGTTATGCTGGTGCAGCTACATCATATGCTACTGTTGGTGGCACTGATGATGCAATGACCGCATTAGACATTCTTGATGCTTGCACAAATCTACGAGTCAACAACGCTCGTCCATCAAACGGTTACTTCACTGCTATCATGGCTCCAGAAGTTGCTCGTGATTTGATGAACGATGACGACTGGTTGGAAGCAAGCAAGTACGGAGCACCAGATCAGCTATTCCGTGGTGAAGCAGGACGGTATGCCGGGTGTCGTGTGGTAACCACAACGAACCCATACAGGCAGAACACTCAACGCACCTACAATGCTGCTGGTACTAAGTACTCCACATTTGTTGTGGGTGACCAGGCATATGGTGGTGTGAACCTAGCAACAATGAGTGCTTACTCACCTAAGATGATCATTGCTCAAGGACCGGACAAGTCTGATCCGTTGGCGCAGTTAACTACTGTTGGTTTCAAGTTTTACTATGGATCTTCCGTACTAAACGGCAATCATGCAGTGAACATTTACTCAGTCACTAACTATAGCTAATCAATTTGACTGGGGGGTTAATAGCCTCCCAGTCACTTTTTAATTATGCCAAAAGTAGAAATACCTATTACCTCACTGCAAATTGCAGACGAAGAAGGTGTGATGGTTCTTCCAGAAGTGGGAGATGCCGTCAGTTTTACCATTGAAGGATCTGTTGAATCACTTGGAGACGAGTATGCAACAGTTGGAATGGAGACTGTTAACGGTGAACCAGCATACCCAGAAGAAGAGGTCATGGAAGAATCAGTTGAGGTGGAAGCACCATCCAGAGATGAGATGATTGCGACCATGCAGGAATTAGATCAGGCACAAGGATTATAATATGTCAGAAAAAAATGTTCGCAGAACGCGCAAAGCAATTACACAAGATGTAACAATCAACACTCTAGATAGCACGAAAATCAAATTCACTGGTGTAACAACTAGTGGGTCATATTCGGCAGTATCTGGGTACACACTCAAAGTGAATATTAATGGCACTGACTATAATATTCAACTGGCACAACCATAATGCCACTGGTTGAGTTTAAGAATCACGAGACAGGTGAGATCAAAGAATTTTTGGTCTCATCTGATCTCGATAATTTTAGTGATGGCACAGGAACCTGGGCAAAGATTGAGGTTCCTACGAGTTTCGCCATTGGAGGTATGAAGCAAGCACCGTCTCAGAAGCAGATGATGAAAGATGGATACCACCGACAAGAGAACTCAAAGAAAGGCTGGAAGAGTGAATACTCCCGGCAAAAAGTAAAAAAGATTTGGGGATTATAAAACATGGCACGACAAAACGACACACTGGCGAATTTCGGAGCAACAACTAACGAGGAACTGAGTGTTTCTACCAGTAGCACAGCACCAAGCAACACTGCATTGAAGACTGAGTCATCACCTGCATTTCTGCTTTTGCAAAATGTCGGGACTGTGCCAGTTTTCTATCGTTTAACATCTGATGCGGATTCTGCAACTTGCACAACTGCAAGTGGTAATTACACAGGAATTTTAGCGGCAAGTACATCTGATGAAGACGGGACTGGGACCACAGCAACTTTTTCTGGATACACTGGTGGACTAGCTTTTTGCACTAAATCAGGAACTGGTAAAGTCAATATAGCTTTCTCAGGCAGACTAGGAGAATAAAATGGGAATAGCCAACATACAAAACACCTCCACATCAAGCGGCGGAGGCGGCGGAGAAATAATCCGGGAATTAATCAATAGCTCAGATGGTGCTGGCGTTTTCTTCTCCAACACTGGTTATATCCACCTAGCCAACAATGCAGCAGCAGAATTTGGTACAAGCGATTTCTCAATAGAGTTTATCTTGAATCAAACTGGAGAGGTTGGAACAAGCGGAGGATCAATCTATCAATCTGCTACTACAGTTAATAATAAATTTTCTATTGAAAATCACGTTTCTAGCAATGTAGTTAAACTGATTTTCTTTAACGCTGTAGGAGCAGCATCTCAGTATGATCTGTCGTATAATATGGCAGCAGACTACAACGAGCCAACGCATTACGTTGTAAGCTGTGACAGATCAGGAAATGCAGTTTTATACAGGAACGGAACAGAAGTTGCATCTGTCTCTATTGCTGCATCAGCATCAACTAATTTAGGTGATGGTGTTACGTCCACAGCAATGATCGGAAATTCTGGATCTGGATACACATTTCTAGGAGGACTGTACAGATTCAGGACGTTTTCAAAAGTACTCAGCCACGACGAAGTAAACACCTGCTTCCAGAGAGCAGATGTTCAAAATGCTTTAAAAACAAATCTATTAACAGATTACGACCTAGCATTTGCAAATCCAACGCAGTCAGCGATGTGTCAGGATCGTGCAGGAAATTCTGACGGAACAATGGGAGGCACGATTCAGCAGACTCAACCTATTGTTCAATTGAACAGTACGAGTGCAAGAATTGGCACAAGTGCGGCAACTCCAGCCGATGGGACTTTATTAACTCGCAAACTACAAGTTGGGGGTGCTGGTGAAGAGACTCATCCTCAATTACAAATTGTACCCGGAACAAACAGCGGTGATTCGATGATTCAATTTCGGAATACTGCTAATGCTGGAACAGTCGCTCAAATTAAAGCTAAACAAACTTCGGGAACAATAGACGGTTTGGTTATGGGAACGGCGGAGGCTGAGCATTTGTCGATTGATTCGTCTGGACGTGTAATAATTGGAGCGGGTGCAATGCCGTTGAAGTGGTGGAACGGTTCGAGTTACGGATGTAAATTCCTCGTTGAGAATAATGGTTCAACTGCTCCGGCTGACTATGTAACAGGTGGAGTTGTTCGCAATACGAATGACGGTGAAGCACCTCAACTTGGCTTTGCAAAGAGTAGAGGAACTACAACGGGAGCGGTTACTGTGGTTCAAAGCGGCGACCCGCTTGGGACAATGACATTCCAAGGAGCGGACGGTACAAATTACGTCGAAGGTGCGAGGATAAATGCATTAGTTGACGGCACACCCGGCGCAGATGATATGCCCGGCAAATTGCAGTTTGCAACAACAGCAGACGGCGCAGCATCTCCAACGGTGCGGATGACGATTGATTCGGCGGGTGATATTACACAAGCTGGAGGTAAACTTGTTTTTCAAGATGGTTCTGGTGCAAATGTCGGAGAAATTAGCACATTAGGTGGTAACAATCTCACAATTAGCTCCAGCCAGAGTAACCACTGTGGTGTAAGTTTTGCCACACAAGCCATTTTGCCCGCAACGCAGTCTGCAACAAACAATAATGCAGTTGATTTAGGGGCGAACGGAAATGCTTTCAAAGATTTACATCTTGGCGGCGCGGCAAACATTGGTGGCCTAGCCACATTTACAAACGGAATTGCGTTCTCACAGACCGATACCAGTGCAACGGGTGCAAGTGCTACTAGCACGACTCTTAATCATTTTGAAACTGGCACTTGGACACCTCGCATTGCTGGAAATACCAGCGGCGTTAAGACAGCAGGAACAAATAATTTAGGACGTTACACTCGCATTGGTAATTTAGTGACTCTGACGGGTACAGTAGTAATTAATGGCAGCGAAACAATTGCCGGAGAAGTTAAATTAACGGGGTTGCCTTTTACTTCGGCAAATATTTCAGGCTATAGAGGAGTCGGAATTATAGGAGCAAGTTCGGGGGCAGTTACAGCAACTAGCGGACATTCGGGTTTAAGATTTATAGTTGATGCTAATTCGCCACACGCTTGGATTGTTCAACTTGCGACAGATAACGACGGCTATAACCACACTCCGGCAGTTTCGTCTGGAGCAAACGTAGCTTTGCTAGGCATAAATATTACCTACCAAGTTTAATAATAATTTTTAACAATGAGTCTAGAAAAAAAACAAGTAATCGGCCAAATGGAAATTGGCGAGTTGTGCGACATATCTGTTCGCACAGACACAGTTATCATTGATGATGGTGTAGAAGTATCACGGTCATTTGAGCGTCACGTTGTCGCTCCCGGCGATGATGTAAGTGGAGAAGCTGATTCAGTGCAATCGACAGCAAACGCACTTTGGACACCTGAAGTTATTGCCGCGTGGGAAGCTGCACATCCAGCACCCGTAGTCGAGGAACCAATCGAGGAACCAGTAGAAGAATCTAACGAGTAAAAACAATGATCGAAATAAACACAATACCTACGGCAGAATTAAATGTTTCTAAAGTGGCAGTATCACTTAACTCAGCCCAAGAATTTGGAATGCAATTTAGCGTAGTTGGTTGGGGTAAATTCAAGAATGCAGAAGGCGAAGACGTTTGGGGTACTACACCTCTAGTTTCAAATTTACTAAATGTGACCGGGCCGACTTGGGACGCTTGGGGGTCTGACAAAGATGATGCTACTTATGTTGGGGATTTAGCTTTAGCCCAGCTTGGACTACAACGTGATCCTGATGCTGTTATCGAAGTTGAAGAAACTCCAGTGGTAGCACCAGCGGAAGAATCTGATGTTGATATTGAGGATGCAGACGATTCTGAAGAAGCGGCAGAATAAACTGCTGGTTTTTTTGGTTTGTCTTTTGGCAATTTTAATTGGGGGAAAAGCTAAGTGAATTTTGATGATATCAAAGTTGCGATTGCTAGTGCTACTGGGATTGGTAATTGGATGGTGGAAATAGATTTAATTCTGAAAGTTGGAATAAGCTTGGCATCTTTAATTTATATAATTTTGAAGATTAGACATTTAATAAATAATGAAAAAAACATTAACAAGTAGACAAGAAAATGCACTGAAGCGTCATTCTGCACATCACACATCTAAACATATGTCTCAGATGAAAAAATTAATGAAATCAGGAAAAACATTTGGCGAATCACATAAAATTGCCATGAAAAAAGTCGGAAAATAATATGAGTTTATACAAAAACATTCACGCTAAGAAAAAGCGCATCAAAGCTGGAAGCGGAGAGAAGATGCGTAAACCTGGTAGCAAAGGCGCACCCACTGCTAAAGCTTTTAAGAAAGCTGCAAAAACAGCAAAAAAGAAATATTAATCATGTGGAAAAGTAAAACGTTATACGCAGGACTGGCAGGAATTATTTCTAGCCTAGGACTTTTTATGTCTTCGGAAATCAGCCTAGCTGAGTTTTTAAACGCAACTCTTACCAGTACTTTGGCAATCTTCTTGAGACACGGCATTCATAAGACTCAGAATGTCGCTGAAGCGGCAGTTGAGGCGGCAAGCAGTGTCACCCCAGCACCAAAGAAAAAAGTCGTTAAGAAGAAAGATTAGGAGGCTTAGATGGCAGGATTAACAACCACTCAGACATTCAGCGATGGTGATACGGTTACTGCCGCCAAACTGAATAACATAGTAGCTAACTGCACAATTGATGATGGAGGCATTGCTCCTGGCAAGTTAGCAAATAATTCAGTAGTAAAAGACAACATGGCTAACAACTCAGTGGACACTGCTGAGTTAGTTAGTGATTCTGTTACCAATAGCAAACTAGACACGATGGAAAAGCGGAGAGTGAAAGTTAATGCTACTGATGCTACTGCTAATCCGACTGATTTATTTGTAGATGCAAACCAGTTACTCGTAGGAACAAGTAGCACAATTAATGCGGTTAGTTTTTCTGATGATTTGGCTTTAGATAATGCAGGATCTACTGCAAGTAAGATCATTGCTGCACCTAGTTTAATCGGAGGTAAATCAAGCGTAACTGCCGAGGCAGCCGATGAGATTCTAATTAAAGATGCGACTGATGGTGCGCTTAAACGTGCTACAGCACAGTCGGTTGTTCAAAGCCAGGTAGCTACTACCGGTACAAGCGGAGTTGTTCGAGTTTCTGATGCGGCAAAATTAGTTAACGTATCAGGAGCGATTACTGCCGATGTGGTGGGGATTACGACTGGTGCGCCGATGATGGCAAAAGCTTGGGTAGAATTTACAAGTTCTGGATCAGGTGCGCAAACAATCACTAACTCGTTTAACATAACTACTTTAACAAAAACTGGCACAGGCATTTATGACATTGTGTTTGCTACTGATCTTCCTAGTGACAAGTATATTGCTTTAATCAATGGAATAAATTCCACAGGATCAGATGGGGGTCTTCAGTTGATGGGAAGAATAACGGCAAGAAACTCTCCAACTGGTTCTGGGTGTACGGTTACGTTTTATCAGTATGGGGCTTTAGATGATAAACTTGATCCTGATGTGATTGCTTCTCTTGTTTTCTACGGATTAACATCATGACTTTAACCGATATTGCCACATACGTTTGCAACCTGGTTAACAAAACGGATGACACATCCAAAACTAGGTGCAAAGAATTTATACGGCAACATCATGAAAACATCATTAACTCTGGGTTATGGAGAGAGACAATTGATGTTGAACAGATGACACTGCCATATGATGGCAGAATAACTCAAATTATTTTAGACAATGGAGGATCAGGATATACCTCCGCACCCACTGTGGGCTTTTCTGGTGGTGCTGGTAGCAGTGCTACTGCTGCTAGTGAGATTGGTGGTGGAGCAGTTGCAAAAGTTTACATCCAAAACTCAGGATCAGGATACACCTCCGCACCAACAGTAACATTTACCGGGGGAGCAGGAGATGGAGCAACTGCAACTGCAATTGTAAGTGAGTTAGCTGATGAGATGGTTTGCCCACAGAAATTTGAGTCTATTTTAGGCATCAGTTACAACGAGCAGAACCTGCTACCAACACAACTTATAACTGAGTTAATGACTGACCCAGATTCATTTAAGAAAAATGCAAACACTGCTCAGTTTTCTGTTATTGATAGTTCAGGCATCAATTTTGATCCTGCTTATGGTGCTATTGAATTTCTTTCCTCGGACAGTTCTGACAACGGTAAAAAAATCACAATTGTTGGCGAACTATACGGGCAGGAATTAACCATGCAAAAAGAGACAGTAACACTAGCCTCTAGTGTCACCACATCAAATGTATGGTCAGCAGTTCATTCAATAAGCAAAGAAACCACCACAGGACATGTCCAGGTTAGAAGTGCTACTGACACAAGTAAGTACTTCTTTTGGCCTGAGTGGGAGAATGTTAGCAAATTTCAAAGAGTTAAATTT